CGCTGATATGGGGATGGCTCCATATCATATCTCAATCTGTTTCTGAAAGGAGGAAGTAGATGGCTACTACATCTGCTCCGTATGGGCTTCGCCCCATTAACCTTTTGGGTGGGCAGGGCTTCGCTGGTTCGACTCGTCTTTATGCGATTCCTTCCGGCTATGCCGTGAACATTCAATATGGTGATCCAGTTATTATCACCAACACGGGTTCTACGCGCGGCACGATTGCCCGCATGAACGCTACCGCGACCGCTACGACCGTGACGAGCACGGGCGGTGGTTTTGGTTTTGTTGGTGTGTTCCTGGGCTGCACCTACACCGATCCGGTGTTTGGTAAGATTTTCCGTCAAACCTATGTGGCTAACACGGTGGCTTCGGACATTCAGGCTTATGTGGCTGATGATCCTGATACCCTGTTCCAGATTCAGGCTGATGGTTCTCTGACCCAAACTGCCCTTGGTTGTAACGCTTCGCTAATTCAGACTGTGGCTGGTAGTTCCGGCTATGTGGCTTCTGGCCTTAGTTTGCAGGCGTCTAGCGTTGCCACCACCAACACGCTTCCGCTGCGAATCGTGGATTATGTAACCATTGGCGATGCCTTTACTGATGTGGTGGTGCGTATCAACACTCACTTCCATCGGACGGGCAATACCGGCTCTGCCGGGACGGCTGTTTCGTAAGGAGGGCTGAGATATGGCTATTAGTCGCGCACAGCTTCTTAAGGAACTGCTGCCCGGGTTGAACAAGCTGTTTGGCTTGGAATATGCCCGTTACGGGGAAGAGCATAAGGAAATCTACGAGGTGGAAACCTCGGAGCGCGCCTTTGAAGAAGAAGTGAAACTTTCTGGCTTTGGGGCTGCGCCCGTCAAGGCGGAAGGTATGCCGATTGCGTATGATAACGCGCAGGAAGCGTTCATTTCCCGCTACACCCATGAAACGATTGCCCTTGGCTTCTCCCTCACGGAAGAAGCGTTTGAGGACAATCTGTATGAAAGCCTCTCGATCCGCTACACGAAGGCCCTGGCCCGCGCTATGGCTTACACGAAGCAGATCAAAGCTGCTGCCCTGCTTAATACGGGCTTCACCACCTACCAGTCTGGTGATGGTGTAACCCTGTTTAGCACGGCGCACCCGCTGGTTAACGGTGGCGTGAACAGCAACCGTCCGACGACTGGCGCGGATTTGAATGAAACCTCCCTTGAGGCGGCGGTAATTCAGATGAGCCTGTGGACGGACGAGCGCGGCCTGCTGATTGCAGCCAAACCGCGTAAGCTGATTGTCCCGTCCCAGCTTCAGTTTGTCGCTACCCGAATTCTTGAAACGGACCTCCGTGTCAGCACCTCGGATAACGACATCAACGCACTGAAGAACAACGGGTCAATTCCTGAAGGCTTCACGGTCAACCACTTCCTGACTGATCCGAATGGTTGGTTTATCAAAACTGACGTTCCGAATGGCATGAAGCACTTTGTTCGTGTGTCTCAGGAAACCAAAAGCGATGGCGACTTTGACACGGGTAATATCCGCTGGAAGGCTCGTGAAAGGTATTCGTTTGGCGTCTCGGACGCTTTAGGTATTTTTGGCTCGCCGGGTTCAAACTAATAGAACCCAACAAGAAAGGGGGCTTCGGCCCCCTTTTTTCTAAATAAAGACCTTGCTTTTATTTTTGAAACTATCCTATAAGTAAGTAACCGGGTTTTAACTCGCCATATCAACTGCCCCGGCAGACAAGCACAGATGATATGGTTGTTGTGCAGGAGTTTTAACAATGGCTTTTTCCTCATTTTCTGGTCCACTTCGTTCCGGTACGATTAAAGAAGGCCCCACCCGCAACACGGGTCTTGCCGTTCTTTCTCAATCTTGGGATTCTGGTGATCTGACTGGTCGTATTGTTGGTAATACTGACACGGCTGTTTTCCGGTTGCCGCAAGGCTCTCAGATTGTCAGCATTTTTGTGGATCAAACTGTTGCCGCTACGGCTGGAACCACAACTCTTTCTGTTGGTAATGCTTCCGGTGGCGCTCAGTTGATGGCTGCTACAGCAACCACGGCTGGCGGTCGTTTTACTGGCACTACGACTGCCGCAACTCAGGCCGCTTGGCAGACTTCTACTTCGGCTGACACTGCGGTTTGGGTCCGTGTCGCGGTTGGAACTGCCACCCTTACGGCTGGTCGAGCCATTGTGACGGTGAATTATGTCCAGCGTCTTGAGGATGGTTCTTCAAACCCGGCGAGCAGCCTGTAATAGATTGAGGGGGATTAACATCCCCCTCTTTGGGTTAGGAGAGATATAATGCGTCCTGCTGTTTATACAGTTAGCGGAACCCAGCAATCAGATGTATATACGCCAAGTGAGCGTGTAACGCCCTTTAATGTGGCGCTGGGTGTTACGGTTACTGGCACAATCAACTATACCGTTCAATATACATTTGATGATGTTTTTGCCCGTGGGTTTATCCCGGCTTCGGCTAATTGGGTTAATCATCCATCTTTGACTGGTTTGATTGCTTCGGCTGATTCTAACATTGCATATCCGGTTCGAGGTATTAGGATTATTGCAAACTCTGGTGCTGGGTCAGCGAGGCTTACTGTCATTCAGGCTGGCGGTGGGAAAGGATAAACCATGAGTATTTCTTCATCCATTACTGGCGGGCCTGTGAATAATGATGCGGCTCAGGTTTTTAGTCTTCTTTCGGTAATTGCGAATCCTGAGAGCTATAACGAAAAGTTAAATGCTTTGGTGGAAGCTACCGAGGAAAACAAAAAGATTATTGCGCTTGTTGGCCCAGCTAGTGAAATCCTTAAAATCCGTGAGGAAATTGAGGAAGATAAGGCCGATGCAAAGGCTATTGTGGCTGACGCCAAAAAGAAAGCGGCTGATATTATTTCCAAGTCCGAGAAGTCTGCGGCTGCAACACAGAGGGTTGCTCAGGAAAAATCTGATGCAATAATGGCTCAGGCGGAAGATGCGAAATCAAAGGCTGCATTAAGTTTGTCTGATATCGGTGCTTTGAAAGCCTCGCTTGAGGCTGAAAGGCAGGCTTTGGCTTTTACTAAATCTGAAGTTGAATCTGAAAAACAGCGCCATGCTGTTTTGTTGGCTGATTTGGAAAAAGAGCGCGCATCATATTTTCAGATGAAAAAGGTTTTGCAAGACAAGGTTGCCACCTTTGTCGCTGATATTGCGTAAAGGGGGCTAAATGTCCGTAGCGCCCAATGTTGGCATTGTAGAGTTTGGTGTCTTTAAGGCGCCAGATGCTGGCTTGGATGGCGTTCAGGGGCAGGTTCCAGGGCCTACCGTTGCTGAGGCTGGATATGTTCTTTCCACTACGGGGTGGGTTCCTGGTGGTGGAGGCGGTGGCGGGTCTGGCACAGTTACTAGCGTTAATGTAAGTGGCGGCACTACGGGCCTTTCATTTTCTGGTGGACCAATCACTACGTCAGGCACTATTACGATTGCCGGAACATTAGATTTGGATAATGGGGGGACTGGTTCAACGACAGCGGTGGGCGCGCGAACAAACCTTGACGCTCAAAAAACAATTACATCTGGAACGGCTTTACCGGCAGGAGGGGTGGATGGTGACATTTACCTACAATATGTATAAGGATTTCAAATGTCTGATAACGTAGGATATACGCCTGGAACTGGCGCCACGGTTGCGGCTGATAATATCGGCGGCGTTCTTCATCAGCGCGTGAAGATTGGCGTTGGGGTTGACGGCACGGCGGTTGATGTAAGCGAAGCCAACCCACTTCCAATGCAAGCCGTGGGCGAATTGATTGAAGCCATTGAAGCGATGCGTATGGCAGTCAATACGCTGAAAAAGACCATCGGTAATTCTTTGCCAAACGCGCAGGGTTTTCCGATTATTGATGCACGGCAGGCAACTCCGGCCAATTTACAAATGACCGCGACACTTGCAGCAAGCCAAACACTCGCCACACTTACGACCTTGGTAAACCAAACGCAAATTGGCGGTATCGCGGCCAATGATCAAATTCCGGCCCTTATGGCGATCCGTGCATCTTCGTTTCGCCGCAACATTACGGTGACATAAAATGGCAACGACAAACGGCAACCGCCCAATCCTTGATCTGAAACAATGGGAATTGGTGGCACCAGCCCCCGCTGCTTCTGTGTCCGGTTCATTCATCGCATCAAGCCGACATTTCCGGCAGCAACAACTTTTTATTCGTAGTGCATCTGAAGCGTATATGTACAACCCGACCGAAGACGCATGGATCGAATTACCAAATCCTGCGCTGACAGCCACGTTGGGGCCGGGCGCCTCCGGGACTGCGGCAGCGTGGTCGTCAGGTACGACTGTGGGCGGCGCTGCATTATCCGCAACGGGCGGCACTACTTCAACCATCATCACAAATCAGCCTTTGGCACGCGACCTTCGTGGATATAAGGTTCACATTGTTTCGGGACCAAACGCTGGCGCGATTCTGGAAATCACATCAAACACTATTGGCGCCAATGCGGTTATCACTGTTCCAACGCAAGCAAGCGCTTTTTCAGCGTTAACAGTTTATCGCTTGCTGACGCCGACCTGGTACGTCGCGGGAAATAATTGGGCGGCAGGGAACAGTTTCCGAAAGTATGACTACGCAACAAATACGTGGGTTTCTTTGGCAAACCTACCAATAGCCATGAACACGGACGCCAAACTGATTGCGACCCCTTCGATTGTGGATGGCGAATTCAAATCTTTTGCCACAGGAACAGCGACGAGTGGCACGTCAACCACGTTGGTCAATACCGCGAAAGCTTGGGCAACCGGCCAATGGGTGAATTTCCAAATTCGCATTACGGCTGGTACTGGCGCCGGGCAATTCCGCATCATAACAGCGAGCGATGCGACCAGCGTGACTGTTGGAGCAGCGTGGACAATACCGCCGGACGCCACGAGCCAGTACAGCATCGAGGGCAACGACAATTACCTATACCTGATGGGCAACAACGCGGTTACGCTTTACCGCTATGACATTGCGGCAAATACCTGGTCAACAATTACGCCGAGCGTTGCGCGCGGCGGTGTCGCAGGTTCTGGAATGTCAGGCCATTGGATATGTAACGTGAAGGAGCCGGATTGGAATGTGGAAAACGCCAATCTAAACGGTCGGTATATTTATTCATTTCGCGGCAACGTAACCGCCGCTTTGGATCGCTATGACCTCGCGGCAAATAGCTGGTCGGCAGTTTCCTACAGCCCAGCGTCAACCAGTTTTACAACTGGAACAAAGTACGCCTTGCACAATGGGTATCTGTATATCCAAAAGGAAGCCACGGGCCGCTGGTATTATTATGATTTTGCGCGCAGCGAGTTGTTTCCTTGGTCCAGTATGCTTTACCCGCAAGGGACATCGGTTGTCGGGGACACGGCTTTCGATGTTATTTACAAAGATGGCGCGACCGAAATTTACTACGTCTATATGCTGCACAATTCCTCCAACATTATGCTTCGGCAGGCGGTGATCTTATGACAAACCAAGAAAAACTGGCGATTGAACGCGCCCGTTACACAAATTTGATGCAGCAGCGCACATCTGCCGCGACAACGGGAGAACGTGAAAGGGTGGCTTCTCTCGATGTAGAGATCGAGAGATCAGAGGCGATGATTGCTGACCTTGAAGAAAAGGTGGCATTAGATCAATAAGCATTTTGGGTAAAGTGCCGTGACACTACTAACACTTCTTCAGACGCAAGGGGCTGCCCCACCTAAAACCATGTGGATTAAAGTGGCTGGTACTTGGCGTCAGGCAATCCCGTTTATCAAAGTGTCTAGCACTTGGAAGCAGGCGACTCCTTTCATTAAAGTATCAGGGACTTGGAAGTGATGGCAAAGACCCCAGCATGGCAACGGAAAGAAGGTAAAAGCCCGGCTGGCGGTCTTAATGCTAAGGGTCGGGCTTCCTATAACCGCGCCAATCCAGGCAAGCCCGGGTTAAAGCCTCCCCAGCCTGAAGGTGGGCCAAGGCGCGATAGCTTCTGCGCCCGAATGAAGGGTATGAAGAAAAAGCTAACTAGCGCCAAAACAGCCAATGATCCAAACTCACGCATTAATAAAAGTCTTAGAGCCTGGAAATGCTGACATGAACGAAGGTGAAATCCAAAGGAATCTAGGTTCGCTATCGGCAAAAATGGAACACATGGAAACCCGTTTGACTGAAATGAAACGGGATATGGATATTCGCTTTGAGAGACACGACCATAGACTTGATGAAGTGATTAAAACCCTTAATCAGTTGAGTGGTGGATGGCGGTTCATTATGATGGTTGGCGCCGTGGTTGGTGTTATCACGACTATTGTGACAGCATGGAAGATGGGGTTTGGCAGATGAGGCAGATTAACCAAGACGGCTTGAACCTTATCAAGCAATGGGAGGGGCTTCGGCTTCAGGCTTATCTCTGCCCTGCAAATGTTTGGACTATAGGTTACGGCCACACCCTGACTACAAAGAAGGGTATGAGTATTAGCGAAGCTGAGGCTGTAAGCCTGTTGCGTGGTGACTTAGCTAAGTTTCAGCGTTGCGTGGAAGATGCAGTCCAAGTTACCGTGAATGACAATCAATTTGCCGCCCTTGTGTCTTTCTGCTTCAATGTGGGGGAGGGTGCTTTTCGTGGCTCCACCCTTCTGAAGAAACTAAATGCCGGTAACTTTGATGCGATCCCAAGTGAGTTGGCGCGCTGGAACAAGGTTGGTAATAAGGTATCTGCCGGTCTAACCAATCGCCGGGCTGCTGAAGCTGGCTTGTGGGTGAAGGGGGCTTATGTGTCCTCTAACTACATTGAGCCTTCTGTACCGTCTGATGGGAAAGGTTCTTCTGTGGCTACATACGGTGGTATTGCCGCCGCTGCCGCTACTGCCGCCCCTGCTGTGCAGGCCCTTGGCGGGGTTCCAATATGGGTTGGTGTGGCAGTTGTCGCCGCTGTTACGGTGATTGCCGCTATTGTTTTGCTGAGGAAGAAATGATTGCCATTGGGTTTATTTGGGCCAAGATTAAGGCGTATGTGATTGGGGCCGTTGTTGTTATTGGCGCCCTGATGGCTGCCTTCTTTTCTGGTCGTCGGGAAGGTAAAGCCCTTGCCCGTCAAGACCAATTAGAGGGGTCTTTAAGCGGCTTGCAGAAGGGTAATGAGGCTGCCGCCCAATATAAGGGGAATGGTGGCGCTGTGGATGCCTTAGAAAAGGGGAAGTTTTGAAATACGTCCTTCCTTTGTGTTTGTTGGTTCTAGCTGGTTGCGGCCATAATACAGCCTTGGTCTGCCCAAGTATTGTTCCGTACAGCCCTAGTATTCAGCAAGGAGCAGCGGTTGAATTAAAGGCTTTGCCTAGCAATTCTATTGTTGCTAGAATGATGGAAGATTATGGTGAACTTCGCGCCCACATTCGGGCTTCTTGTAAATAGGAGAGTGTTATGAAGATGATGAAGCCTAAGATGAAGAAAATGGGCGGTGATATGGAAATGTCCCAGCCCCGCTTTGCAGCCCGCGCTATGCGTCCTGGCGGTATGAAGAAGGGGGGCATGGCCCATGCTGATGAAGCTATGGATAAGAAGTTGATCCGCAAGGAAATCTCTCGCGCCGAGAAGATGGAAGATAACGGCATGAAGAAGGGCGGTAAGGTTATGAAGTATGCCAAAGGTGGCGGCATTGAGATTAAGGGGAAAACCAATGGGAAGGTTGTGTAATGAGTGATCTTCCGCTTCCACCTCGTCCTCCTTCTAGGGTTCCGCCTCGTCGCCGGGCGCCGAGTCAACGTGGCATGACTGAGGATGAGGTGTTGCGGGATCGTTCTAACCTTAGCCCATTGGCCCGTGAACCTATGATGCGGGACACTGATTCCGGTTATGTTGTTGGAGGTCGTCAGATGATGGACCCTGCTAATTTTGAATATGCCAATCGTATGCGAGAGGATGCCCGCAAGGGGACTCGCATGAAGAAGGGAGGCAAGGTTAAAAAGATGGCTTCTGGTGGTTCCGTTAAGTCGTCCTGTCAGCGTGGAGATGGCGCTGCGATTAAGGGTAAGACTCGTGGGAATATGGTATAATGAGAATGATGAAATCCCGCAAAATAAAGCGATACGCCAGAGGCGGAAGCATTAACCAACTGCCCCGTTTTAACGGGGTACCCCTGCCGGGTGAAGGATATACTGTCCCAAACGCTCAATATATGGGTGGGTTTGACGCGGAGTATAACTATTTCCCAAACAGACCGGCTGGCGGGACGATAATTTCTGTTCCTTCTTCGCAGGGAGTTGGTGTTGCTGATTTTGGTTATGATTATGGTGGCGGTGGTAATAGTGGTGATGGCATGGGTTCTGGGGAAGGTACGGCGGCGGATGCTGATTCCTCGGATGGCTCAAGTTCGGGAGATTCTGGTTCCGGGGGTAGCTCAGATTCGGGTGATGCCGGTTTTGCTAGGGGCGGCTCCGTCAAATTGAAAAAAAAGGCAAAGGGCGGTCCTGTAAAATCAAAATACACTCGTGGTGATGGCTGCGCTATTCGCGGTAGAACCAGAGGTAAAATGGTTTAGATTGATTCAATGGCCATGAAGAAAACCAAAGTCGAGAGAGTTATGGGTGAGTATAAGCGTGGCAAGCTAACTACCCACGGCAAAAAGGTGACTAATCAAAAACAGGCTATTGCCATTGCGCTTTCCGAGGCGGGTAAAACCCAAAAGAAAGCCAAGGGCGGTAAGGTGAGTGTGGTTCTATGAAACCTGTTTGGGAGCGTAAGAGGCCGAAGGGATTGGGGAAATCAAAGCCCTTATCCGGTAAGCAGAAGGCTTCTGCTAAGGCGTCTGCCAAGGCTGCCGGGCGCCCTTATCCAAACTTGGTTGATAATATGCGGGCTGCGAGGAAGAAGTAATGCCTACTAGCGGAACGGCAACTTGGAATATCGAAATAACCGACCTGATCGAAGAAGCGTATGAACGTGCTGGCTTGGAAGCTAGGACGGGGTATGACTATAGGACCGCGCGCCGTTCCCTGAATATGATTAGTGCTGAGTGGTCTAACCGTGGTTTGAACCTATGGACCATTGAGCAGCTATCCATCACCCTGTCACCCAATGTATCTACCTATAATCTACCGGCCGACAACATTGATGTGATTGATGCTATTGTTCGGTTGCCGGGTCAGGGGACGAACTTTGACTATCCGCTATCGCGTATTGGCGTGACGGACTATGCAACCCTACCTAATAAGGCAACGACAGGGCGCCCCCTTCAAATTTACGTCCAGAAGCAGATTAGCCAATCCTTCATTCTTTGGCCTGTTCCTGACCAAGCCTATACGGTCCTGTATTGGCGTATGCGGCGGATGCAGGATGCCACCAATGCTGTTGACAATATGGACGTACCTGTTCGCTTTGTGCCAGCCCTAGCGGCTGCCTTAGCCTATCAGATTGCCTTGAAGCGTCCAGAGGCGGCCAACCGGGTTCCAATGCTGCAAGGCGAGTATGAACGACAGTTTGCTTTGGCGGCAGAGGAGGATCGGGAGCGCTCCCCCGCCACCTTTGTTCCATGGAATTATAGCCGGATATGACGCAGAGGTTCGCCTTTGGTAAACGGGCTTTTGGGTTCTGTGACCGTTGTAACTTCCGCTATCCACTAGCTAAGCTTGATTGGCAGGTGGTGAACCAAAAGCCAACGGGCATCAAGGTGTGTTCTGCTTGCAATGATGAGGACCATCCTCAGTTGCAGTTAGGGAGGTTTCCGATCAATGACCCCGTGGCGCTCCTTAACCCTAGGCCAGATGTTAATCCTGGCAGGAGTTTATTTGGTTGGAATCCTGTTGGGAATGCAGCTATATTTGCTACTGGACTTATTGGGATTGTGAATGTAAATATCCCGCAGCCTACAAGTATTGTTGTGTGGTATAATAATTCAAGTGAGCCGGTTTATTGGACCAATCAATCGGGAGCGCAAGTATCTTGGGTTAATAATGCGGTGATAGGTGTATAAGCATGGCTTCTGTTCCTAATCAATTTGCAAATGAAACCACGCCGGTTGAGTTAATTAAACTGGATGAGAACTTTGCTGCTCTAGTTAATACCATCAATAATCTTAATATCCCACCATCTTTCGGAACTATCGTTTCGCAAAATGCTAATGCCGTGTCTATCACTGGCGGATCAATTACTGGCATTACAGACTTAGCTATTGCTGACGGTGGAACGGGCGCTAGTGATGCGGCTACAGCCAGAACTAACCTCGGCCTTGGAACTATGGCCACGCAAAACGCTGGTTCTGTGGCTATTACTGGTGGATCAATTTCCGGTGTTACAATAAGCGGATTGACTGGTGTTGCTTCTAGCGGGGCGAACAGTGATATTACGTCTTTGAGTGGATTGACTACCCCCCTTTCAATAGGGCAGGGCGGGACAGGGGCTTCTACTGCTCCAAATGCTAGGACGGCCCTGGGGGCGGCTGCTAGTGGTGCTGTTGGTTCTTCTGGTTTGACTATGACAACTGCCCGTGTTCTTGGCCGCACAACAGCGGCAACGGGGGCTATTGAAGAACTTGTCTCTGTTCCCGTTTCTCTTGGTGGGACCGGGGCAACTGATAATGCAACTGCTAGAACAAACTTGGGTCTTGGGTCTATTGCAACCCAGGCTTCAAACTCTGTTTCTATTACCGGGGGTTCAATCACAGGCATTACTGACTTGGCTGTAGCTGATGGCGGGACTGGGGCAAGTGATGCAGCGACAGCTAGAACTAACCTTGGGTTAGGAACCATTGCTACCCAAAGCGCGGCATCGGTAACTATCACGGGTGGGTCTATTACAGGGATCACAGACCTAGCTATAGCCGATGGCGGAACGGGAGCAAGTGACGCCGCTACGGCCCGCACCAATCTTGGTCTTGGAACGGCAAGCAATGTGACATTCAATACCGTCACTGATGGTAAGGGTGAGTTGCGGCGCATCCCACAAAATGCCCAAACTGGTGCTTATGTTTTGGTTGCTGCTGATGCTGGCAAACACATATCAATCACGACGGGCGGCGTGACGGTTAACACTGGCATCTTTTCGGTTGGTGACGCGATCAGCATTTACAATAACAGCGCGAGCAACCAGACCATTACGCAAGGCGCTAGTGTGACGATGTATTTGGCTGGCACGGCGACAACCGGCAACCGAACACTGGCGCAGCGGGGCATTTGTTCGATTCTTTGCGTTGCCAGCAACACCTTTGTTATTTCGGGTGCTGGCTTGACATGACAATACAGCAGCTTTTTTTGGGAACTGCTGCTGCTAGTGGCATCGTCACCAGTGGGCTTGTGATGCACTTGGATGCAGGAAATTCGTCTAGCTACCCCGGAACCGGAACGACTTGGACTGACCTAAGCGGGAATGGAAATAATGGGACGCTGACCAACGGACCAACATACAGCGCGGCAGATGGCGGGCAGATTGTCTTCGATGGCGCGAATGATTCTGTTATTTGTGGTAACGCTGCCAGCCTTCAAGTCTCCACCTATACACTTGAGATATGGTTCAAAGCAACCAACACAAATAGTGGTTATCGCGGGCTACTGGCCAAAGAATTAGCATATGGGCTGTATTTATCAAATAATACGTTAGGAGCCTATGATTGGCCCTCGACAGTGTTTCTTTCAACCGGCATAAATGCCGGGGATAACACATGGCGGCAAGCTATTGTTACAATGACTTCGGGTGGCAGTAGAACCATTTATGTCAATGCGTCTTCTATCATTTCCGGTACTGGGTCCGTGTCTAGCCAAGCAAATCCCGTGACGGTCGGATCGGCAAATAACATTCAATTTATGAGTGGCAGCGTTGCCATCGCCCGTGTCTATAACCGCGATCTTTCCGCCGCTGAAATCTCCCAGAATTTCGACGCTAACCGTGGAAGGTTTGGATTATGAAGCGAAATCCGCCCCCAGGCTTAGGCCACGTTTTGATCGGCGCTGCGCTGACTGCCATTATTGGTATTCCGTGCGCGCTGTTTGGATTGCCCGCGATTATTGGCGCTGCGTTTGCCATCGGGTTCTATGTTGGTCGGGAGCGGCGTCAATCCGAAGAACACTTTGCAAGCAATCGTATTTGGCCGTGGCAATGGAAACCTCGCGCCGGTAGGGATATAGCTTGGCCTGCCGCTTCTAGTGTTGTTGTGGCGCTATTGATTGAATTGGCCTTTTGAGAAGGAATGATATAATGGACAAGAAGCAACCTCTTCCTGTTGTTGGGCAAGATTACAACCGTGGTTTGAAGGGTGTGTCTATGTCAGTTGGTAATATGACTACCTGTGCTGATTACCCGCCAAAGAAGCCATCCGCGAAGATTCGCGGTACGGGCGCGGCCATTAAAGGAACTATGTTCCAGGGCGATCAGTAATAGGTAGGCGGCAATGAATTACGCAACCCTATCGCAGATGTTGCAAGACTATACTCAGAATTATTCTTCTGAGTTTGTTGCCGCCATTCCTGAGATTGTGACTTTGGCTGAGGATAGGATTTATCAGTCCGTCCAAATCCCGGCTCTCAAAAAGGTTCAATCCTTTAATCTGACGGCCAATAACAAAAACTTCAGCGTTCCTAATGACTTCCTATCCCCCTATTCAATGGCCGTTATCACTGATGGTTCATATAACTACATGCTGGAAAAGGAAGCGGGCTATCTGAATGAGGCTTTTCCTGTAGTTAGTTATCGTGGTGTTCCGAGGTTTTATTCAATCATTGATGAAGATACTATAGCAGTCGCCCCTACGCCTGGTTCTGCTTATAGTATTGAATTGTATTATTTCTATGAGCCAGAAAGCATTGTGACTGCCGGGACTAGTTGGCTTGGAGATAATGCTGAAAGTGTATTGTTTTATGGTTCGCTTGTAGAGGCTTATACTTACATGAAGGGTGACAACGACTTGATTGCCCTTTATACAGCCCGTTATGCTGAGGTTCTTCAGAGGTTGAAGAATCTGGGTGAAGGTCTTGATAAGAGAGATAACTTCCGTGTTGATGCTCCTCGTGTTTCGGTGACATGATATGATCACTTCCGCATATTGCACTTCCTTTAAGAAGCAGCTTTTGGAGGGGGCGCATGATTTCCGAGTGGGGCAGAATGTGTTTAAGATTGCCCTTTATACCGAGGCTGCCAATCTTGATTCAAACACCACGGCCTACACCACGGCGGGTGAGATTGTCGGGACGGGCTATACCGCTGGCGGTTTAGTTTTGACGCAATCCAATCCGGCGCAGTTTGCGGCAAGTGGTATTGTGACGTTTTCCAATGTTTCTTGGACGGGTGCTACAATAGCTGCCCGTGGCGCGCTGATCTACAATTCAACGCCTGTTCATACCTATACCAATCCAGCCTGCATTGTGTTGGATTTTGGGATTACTAGGGCGGCCTTCAACAATACGTTTGAGATTCGGTTCCCTGCTGCTACCGATCAAACGGCGATCATAAGGGTGTATTGAAATGCCTTCAACTTATTCAACGTCTTTGCGACTGGAATTGATGGGGGCTGGTGAGCAGGCCGGGAATTGGAATAACACCACCAATTACAACCTTGGTACGTTGCTAGAGCAGGCTATCGCTGGGGTGGAAAATGTAGCCATTTCAGGGACTAGCTACACATTGACTACTGGTAGTGGTGTAGCGGATCAGGCGCGTAATGCGGTTATTAACCTGACCGGAACGCTATCAGCTAATTGCAATGTGATCGTGCCTTCGGTTGATAAGGTTTATACCATCCGCAATTCCACCACTGGTGGGTTTTCGGTGGTGGTTAAGACTGCTGCTGGTTTGGGTGTGACGGTTGCTAGTGGTTTAACCCAAACCATGTATTGCGATGCGACTGATGTTGTTTTAGCTTCCGTGCCGATCAATGCAAGCAATGGAAATGCGTCTGTTACTGGCGCGCTTAATGTTGCTGGCGCCTCTACATTGACGGGTAATGTTACTGCGAGTGGTAACGTTGCTGTTGGTGGCACCCTAACCCAAGGGGGCGGTTTGGTTATGCCAACAGGCGCAATGCTTGAATACGCCGGTTCTGCGGCCCCCACAGGGTGGCTTCTTTGTGATGGTGCTGCTATTAGTCGAACTGTTTATGCTGCCCTGTTTGCGGTTTTAGGCACGGCTTACGGGGCGGGGGATGGTTCAACCACCTTTAATTTACCTGACCGGCGCGGTAGGTTTGGTGTTGGTGTTGACGGCACATACACGCGCGGTTCAACGGGTGGGGCAACAACCACTTCATCTGCTGGATCGCACAACCATACAGGCGCCACAGGTTCTACAACGCTTACTACCGCGCAAATTCCGTCGCACAATCACACCATTACCGATCCTGGTCACGCGCATGGGATAGCTGGTTCAAACGGCGGAAACGGTATTTTACAAACGCGCGACACAGCTAATGATCTGTCGTATTCTTTGACTGGTGGCGGA